CTCAACGGTTCGCCAGCCAGGGGCGTAGAACACGCGAAGGATTTTCCTTTCGTGGATTGCTGCTTCAAGAAGGTCTTTCACGTCTTACAACTCCTGTGATGGTTTTGTTTGCACTCACAATCATAGGAGTCGCGGGGCGGGGGTACAGCTAAAAGGCGTATCGCTGCCTCGCTCCCCCACCGCCCACGTTCAGATTACTGCCGCCTAAGGGGTTCCCCTAGTGCGGCATCGCCCAAGGATCACACACCGTGTTAAGCAGACAAAAACCCCGCCAACCTGGATCCGTTTGCGATGCGATCGCGCTGATTAGCGGTCTGATGGGCACCGAACGCGCCGCCCAGGCGGTCGGTAAGTCGGCCTCGCTGCTTTATGCCTGGGCCAACCCAGACGCCGAGCAGCGCCCGTCTATCTTTCAGGCGATGGACCTGGATGCGGCCTATGTGGCCGCAGGGCATGGCGAAGCGCCGATCCTGGCCGTTTATCAGGCCATCCTTGCCGCCGTTCAGGTGCCGCACTCTCCCGCGCAATTGGCTGACCGCTTGGTTAGCGTCGTCGCTGAAATGGGCGATGTTGCCGCCGCGATCCGTGCCGCCCAGGACCCCGCCGGGCCAGGTGGTGAGCGCCTGACCCTGTGGGAAGGCCAGCGGATTGACCGCGAGATTACCGAAGCTATCGCAGAGCTTGAGCGCCTGCGCCGTGATGTGGCGGCCCATGCTGCCCAGGGCGTGCGGGCCAAGGGTTAATAGTTCCCTCCCGCGCGGCTGCCCTCCTGGGCCGCGCTAACCTGCGCCGGGCCCCGTGCCTGGGGTTCGGCGCTTTTTTTTATGCGAGGAAGACATGAACGAGTATGACGAGAACTATAAGGTAGACGACGGCGACGATTACGAGCCGGAGAGCCAAGAAACCGCCATCTCGGATGAAGACGTGCGCCAGATCGCTTTTGAGCTGTCGGACGACGTCGCAGCCGATGTTGCGGGCGCAATGCTGGATGTGATCAAGACCACGCAAAAGCCGTGGTCTGCTATGAGCCGCATGGAGCAGGGCGATGTAATTTACGCAGTTAAAACTAAGGCTCGAAGCTTGGTCTATGCAACCGTGCGCCGGATTGCGGCAGATGGTCGGCAGACCATTGTTGCGACCTGCAAAAAGGTTGAGTTCGGCGACAAGGCGCTAAAGGCGACCTTTGAGGCGGAAAAAAGCTCGGAATTCCGTCACGAGCTTGCAGACTCGTCGGGCAAGGAATGCCTGATCGTGGTAGCCGATGCCGCGCCTTATCTGGGGGGCGACTATCCGCAGGAAGACGCTCCGCGCGATGGGCAGCCCGATATGTTCGACGCCAACGACGACGACGGCGGCCCGGTGTTTGATAAGACCGCCTCAGCGGTGCATTAAGCTATGGCCGGGGTCCTCGCCTTTGACGCGGCCAAATGTACCGGCTGGGCGTGGGTGTCCCCGGATGGGGCCACCCGGCACGGCCTAGTAAACCTGCGGGCGATCAAGTCCCGTGGCGCGGTACTAGCCGCCTTTCAGGATCGGGTCGCGGAGCTTATGCAGCAGTCGCGGCCCGATTGGGTTTTCATTGAGGCCCCGTTTGTTCGAGGGCCGGTTACGCGGCTGACCTTTGGCCTTGCTGGGGTCATCGAGGCCGAGGCCGCACGGGCCGAGGTCCCTTTTTCGGAAGCGCCCCCGGCCAGCGTCAAAAAGCACATCACAGGCAGTGGCAAAGCGGATAAGGCGGCGATGATGGCCGCTATCCGGGCCATGGGGTTTAAGCCCGAGGATGACAACGCCGCCGATGCTATCGCGGTGGCGCACTTTGCCTGGAACGTCAAGTTTGGGGGGCGCTAAGCCATGACCTATAACCCCGCCGTCATGTCTGCACGGCTTGAGCCTGCGGACTCGTTGGAGTTTTTCCCAACCCCGCCTTGGGCCGTCCGGGCGGCTAAAAAGGCGGCTCGTGAGGCTGAGAAAGCGGCTCGAAAGGCCGCAAAGGGGGGCTGATGGTCGCGATAACTGATCCTTCCTTGCGCACCGTTGCGGCCCGATCTGGGCAGCCATTGCATGCTGTGATCGCCGTCTTGGCCGCTGGTGACGCATGGGACGACGAAGACACCGGGGCAGCGCTGGACCTGAGCGCCGAAGCCGTGGCAGCCATTCGTGCGGCCCTGGATGATAAGGACCTTGCCGGTGAGGGTTTGGACGGGATTGGGCCGGGGCCTAAAAAGGCTGGCAGTTCGTCCCGCGATAGAATGCGCCGCCTGCGGGAACGGCGTGCGGTAAAAGCTGACCACTGTGACGGCGGTGACAATGCCGGTGACGGCTATGTGACGTCACATGTGACGCAATGTGACGCTAGTGACGTCACATGTGACGGCGGTGACGCTGGTGTGACGGGGTGTGACGAAAGTGACGAAATGAGTGACGTCACACCCCCTTCCCCCCCTTGTTCCCCCCCTTCCTCCCCCTGGACCCCCTCTAACCCCCCCTATAATCCCCCCCATCCTGGGAAAAATATATCGCTCAAATCGGCGAAAATTGGCGGTTTTGACGCTGAGTTCGCCGAGTTCTGGGCGGTTTACCCCCGAAAAGTCGGCAAGGGCCAAGCCCTGAAAGCCTATCGCACAGCCCGCAAAGCCGCCTCAAGGGCCGAAATCATGGCCGGAGTGAACCGCTATGCCCAGCAGCGGCAGGACGATGACCCGAAATTTACCCGCCACGCCTCCACCTGGCTCAACGGCCAAGGCTGGCTTGATGAGGACGAAAACCATGGACCACACCCAGCAGGTGCCCCAAATGCTGGCCGTCACCCAAGCGCCCGCAAGCTCAGCCCCCACGAGGTCCTTTTTGCCGCCTGCGCTGAAAGCATTGCTGAGGACCGAGAGCGAAAACGGATGGTATCCGCCCAATGTCACGCCCCACCAGCGGGCGATGATCAATGGCCTAATGCCGAAATACTTGGCCCTGACGATCCCGGCCAATGGAGAGGATATTAAAGCCCGGATTACGCTGTTGTTGGGTCATTTTTTCGTCGCTGCAATAGCGCGGGATATCATGAAACAGATGCTCAGCGATTGGGCCAAGGTGCTGGAAGACCTGCCTATGTGGGCGGTAAATGCCGCCTGTGAGCAGTGGCTTGCCTGTGAAGGCAATAAGCCAAAGCCTTTTGAAATCAAGCGCCTAGCCGAGGCCGCGTTAGCCGAAATCCGCGACGAACAGGCCAAGCTGCGCGCCATTCTGGAAAGAGGTGCAGGCGGCAAAGACGGCAATCTGGCTGAGCGTTTACGGTCCAGCGTGGACGCGGTGAAGATCAGGGCGTGGGTCGAGCCCTGCCGGGTGTTGGTGAGCGGCGATGTGGTGACGATCAAAGCGCCCTCGCCTTTCCTGCGTGATGGGGTGGAACGCTGCCTAGGGCCAGAGATTGCGGCGGCCTATCGGGGTAAGAGCGTGGTCTATGCAGTGGCAGAGGGGCGGTAGATGGGCGGACAAGTTGGACGCCATAAAAAGGGCGGCGAACGCGAGCCCAATGGTCGGCTTTCGCGGCGTGGAAAGGGTGAAGTGATTCCCATGGGGGCGATGATGCAGCGGGTTAAGAGGTTGGGGATTTTGGGGGCGGTGTCGCCGGTGGCGGCGGCGATGCTCTGCCGGGACCAAGAGGCCGGGACGGCGCTAGGGCGGCTGATGTGGGACTATCAGGCCGATGGGACGCGAGAAAGGCGGATGATGGCCGACGGCAAAACGCCGGTGATCACCGATGCGATGAAGGCCGGGGCCGATGTGATCCGGGCAAGCTGGGCCGCCTGGTCGCGGGCAAGCGGGCTGCCGTGTCGCAATCCGCGGGCTATCGGGCTGGGGGCGGTCGCGGGGGGTGGGGCCGGCCTGGTGACGGCAGGGCAAGAGCAAGCCGCCGCCGACCGTTGGCAGGCGGTTACGGCGGCTTTGATGGGGTGTGAGGCCCCGCTGCTGGTGTGGCGGGTGATTGAGGCGGTGGTGATCGATAACGAGGCCACGCCCCTGTTGGTGGAGCGCTCGGCGGCCTTGTCGGCGTTGCGGCGGGGGTTGCAGGCGGTGGGGGAAAAGACTACATTGTAGTCACAACATGCGGGAGCCCCAGCCATGACGACAACAGACTCTTATGTCCGAGCCCGAATTGATCAGGGCACTAAAGAAAGGGCCTCTACGGCGTTAGCCGCCATGGGGCTGAGTGTGTCTGACGCTATTCGCCTGCTGATGGTCCGTGTCGCTGACGAGCAAAAGTTGCCCTTTGATCTGGTTGTCCCCAACCGCGCCACCCAAGAGGCGAGGCATGAGTTGGAAGCGGGGAAGGGGCAGGCCTTTGCTTCGGTGAGCGATTTGATGGCGGGGCTTGATGCGGACGATTGAGCAGGCAAGTGCCTTTCGGAAGGATTATAAGCGCGAGGCGAAGGGGAGATATCGGGCAACGCTGAAGCAAGACGTGGAGGGGATTTTAACGGCGCTGGTTGCTGACGCGCCGCTAGAGGTCCGCCATAGGGATCATGATTTGGGCGGAAACTGGAAAGGCTATCGCGAATGTCATATCAAGCCTGACCTGCTGCTGATCTATGCCAAGCCCGATGAAAGCCGGTTGCAGCTTGTGCGGTTGGGGTCGCATAGCGAATTGTTTGGGTAGCACCATCGCAGATTCCTTGCGAAAAATCTGCGACTCTGATTAGCTGGCAGCTTGTGGACTATCAGCATCAGGTCGCAAGATTTGGTTGCAGAAAAGCCCCGGCCTCGTGCTGGGGCTTTTTGTATTAAGGCGCGGTGGCTTGCCATGGCGTGATACCGCTTAGGTCGATGGCCTGGGCCGTGGTGGCGAGGTCGTAACGGCTTTGCAGGTTTGCCCAAAATTCAGGGCTTGTGCCGAACAGGCGGGCAAGCCTTAAGGCGCTGTCTGCGGTGATGCCGGTTTCTTCGCGGGTGATCCGTTCAATGCGCGTGCGCGGGATGCCGCAGGCCTTGGCTATGCGGTAGGGGGTGAGGTTCAGCGGCTCCATGAAGTCTTCGCGCAGGATTTCGCCGGGGTGGATGATGGGGCCGTGTGGCATTAACGTTACGCCAAGTCTTCGGGGTCTAGCTCTAGGGCCGCAGCAAAGGCGGCAAGAGCCTTTTTCGATGGTTGGCGGGTGCCGCGTTCAATTTGGCTGATATAGCCGGTGGAAACCTTGGCGGCCTGAGACAGGGCTTCTTGCGTCATGGCGCGGTATTCGCGGAAGACTTTTAAGGGCGGCTCGCCGTTAACGAGCCGCATGACCAGATCGTGCGGGAAGTGTTCGCCGCTGTCCTCGGCGCGGGCGGCGTCCATAAGCTCCTCATCTGTCATGGCGGCCTCGGCGCGGCGGCTTAACTCTAGCCACTCGGCATAAGGGACAATGGCAAAGGCGGGGCGCTTGCCATCGTAGATAATTTGGGGCTTGCTCACGGTGCTCTCTCCTATCTGTAGGCCTTGCCGCGTGGGGCGATCTTTTCGATGGCTAATATAACGCCGTCCTGGCTGTAGAGAATCCGCCAGTCACCAACCCGCAGGCGGTAGCCGTCACGCCCTTGGAGGGCTTTAATGTCAAGCTCTGTGCTGGCAGGATCGGCGGCTAGTTTCTCGATGGCCGATAAAATTCGCTGGGCGGCTTTGGGCTGCATTGTTCGCAGGGACTTGACCGCTTGTTTGCTGTAGGTGATTTCTAGCATTATCCGTCCCGCGTGATCGTATGTAGCACAAACTATAACTATTTGTGTTTGTTTCGTCAACGCAGACTTTGCACCCCTTTTCGGCTTGCTTCGCTTTGCTCAATCTGGCCTAATGTCATTAATGCACGCTGACTTTTTTGCGCCCGGACGGTCCCCACCGCCTGGGCGCTTTGCTTTTGGGGGGATGATGACGGCTAAGCGACCGGACAGGGCAGGCACGCAGCGCACCGAGGATAAGCGCGCCGCCTTTCTGGCTGTGCTGGCAAAGGGCTATTCGGTCACCGCAGCGGTGGAGGCGGCGGGTTTGGCGCGGTCAACGGTCTATGCGTGGCGGGAGAGTGACCCCGACTTTGCCCAGGCTTGGGAAGAGGCCGAGGAGTCCGGCACCGACCGTCTGGAAGATGTGGCTTACCAGCGGGCAACCGAGGGCATTCTAGAGCCGGTCTATCAGGGCGGTAGGCTGGTGGGCGAGGTGCGCAAGGTGTCCGATACCTTGGCGATTTTCCTGCTCAAGGGGCGGCGGCCCGAGATTTACCGGGATCGCCTCTCGGCGGAGGTTACTGGGCCTGAGGGGCCAGCCCTGACCGACCAGGAACGCGGGGCCAGGATTGCCGCCTTGATCGCGGTAGGAACAGCGCGGGCAAAGGGGGAGGCCGATGGACCAGACTGCGATTAGTGCCGCCCTGGCCCATCTGACGGCAGACGAACGGGCCGAGTTAGACGCTCTGTTGACGGTGGGTAAGCCCTGGGTTCCTTTGCCAGGGCCGCAGACGCTGGCCTATCAGAGCGAGGCCGATGTGATCGGCTATGGAGGCTCGGCAGGGGGCGGGAAGACGGATTTGGCTTTGGGAATGGCGCTGACCAAGCATACGGTCAGCGCCATTTTTCGGCGCGAGGCGACGCAGTTGCATGGGATCGTTGAGCGGCTGACCGAGATGCGCAACGGGCGCGACGGATACAACGGCTCGGATAAGATTTGGCGTTTGGGCGAGGGGCGGCGGATTGAGTTTGGATCAGCGCCCAACGCGGGCGATGAGGTGCGCTATCAGGGGCGGCCTAAAGACCTGTTGGTGATTGATGAGGCAACCAATTTTCTAGAAGCGCAGGTGCGCTTTTTAATGGGCTGGGTGCGAACCGCCATCCCTGGGCAGCGCTGCCGGACGCTGTTTACCTTTAACCCGCCGACCAGCGCAGACGGGCAGTGGGTGATTTCGTTCTTTGCCCCTTGGTTGGATCGGGGCCACCCGGACCCGGCAGAGCCTGGGGAACTGCGCTGGTTTGCTTCGGTTGATGGGCAAGACGTCGAGGTTGAGGACGGCACGCCTTTTGCCTATGGCGGCGAGGTGATTAAACCGCAGTCGCGGACCTTTATTCCGTCACGGATTACTGACAACCCTTACTTGATGGGAACCGGCTATATGGCAACGCTGCAATCACTGCCTGAGCCTTTGCGCTCGCAGATGCTGCATGGCGACTTTGCGGCAGGGCTGGAAGATGATGCGTTCCAGGTGATCCCGTCCGCCTGGGTGATTGCGGCACAAGACCGCTGGCAGGCGCGCAGCCGCAAAGAGCCGATGGACTCTATGGGGGTCGATGTGGCGCGCGGTGGGCGGGATGAAACCGTGATTGCACGCCGTCATGGGGCGTGGTTTGACGATCTGGTGATACATCCGGGGTCAGCCTCGCCCGATGGGCCGACGGTGGCCGCCCAGGTGATGGCGGCGCGGCGCGATCAGGCCCCGGTTCATATTGATGTGGTGGGGTGGGGGGCGAGCCCGTTTGACTTTTTGCGTTCGAATGGCATTCAGACTTTGGGGGTCAATGGGGCGGAAAAGTCCTTGGGGCTGACCGCTGACGGGGCGTTGAAGCTGGTCAACCGGCGGGCCGAAGTCTGGTGGAGACTGCGCGAGGCGCTGGACCCGATGAACCCGCAGCCCTTGGCTTTGCCGCAAGATCGGCAGTTGCGGGCCGACCTCTGCGCGCCGACTTGGCGGCTGACCCCGCAGGGGATTTTGCTGGAAAGCAAGCAAGAGATTATCGCGCGCCTGGGGCGGTCCCCCGACCGGGGCGATGCGGTGGCTTTGGCGTTGATCGCAACGCCGAAACGGCAGGCTGCGGGCGGGGCTCCGGCCTTTGCGGTGGGGGAGTTTGATCCCTTGGCGGGGGTTTAAGACGGGCGGACCGGGCCGGGCAGAAGGGGCTTGGGCGAGTCTGCGGCACTGTTCTCTCCAATAGATGCTTGGAGTGCTTATAGTGCATCTGACGACGCACAGGATGCTGCAGAGAAAAAATATCCAACCCTTCCGACGGATAACAATGAAAGGGACGCTTTTCGTCATGCTTTGTGGTCGTATAAGATGGCCAAGGATTTGGGGGCGGAGGCAGCAAAGGAGTTTGGGGATGCCCACGAAAGGGATTCGGCCCCTGATGGCGTCCGCTTGATGGACTTGCATAACAACTTGGTTGGACGTGAGCTGGCTGCTGACCCTGCAAATCGGCAGCGCCCAGACGAAGATGTGATTGATGACGCAATTAAAAATGGCTTTCTCAAGCTGGAGCCATTCAGAATTGCGCCATACTGAAGAGTGCGATCGGCGCTGTGACGCTGATTTTACATTCAAGTGAAAGGTGACAAGGTGAAAAAGATTACGATTTATGTGTTTGGATTCTTGTCATCTTTGGCGCTTGTCTCCATCTGGTGGGTCTTTTCTGCGGACTGTCCGCCTAACCGTCTTATTTTTACTGCATTTTCGCAAGAAAAAACTCCTGTGGAGATATTTGTTGGTGAGCAGTTGATTTGGAGGGGGGATACGAACCAAAAAGGGGTGATTAATTTTGAGTCTCCCGATCAGGAGAGTAGTTTCAGCATCAAATTTGGGGACTCTGTGTATGGAGGTATAGGATATGTAGATAATGTAGGGTCTGTGGATCACATACTTTTAGTAGATCAAGAAGGTTTTAAGTATTCGTTTGTTGTTAAGGGATTTTTTCAGGTTGTTAGGGGATATGCTTCTTGTTCAATTATGTAGGGTTTGCTTTACGGTTGCTTTATCTGTATTATAATCCGCATTGGGACATTTCCTGGGGCATTGGCCTAGACATGTCGCGGCTGGCGAAATTCTGATCCTTAGAGCGGATTTCGATCAATTTGGCTCATATCCGTAAGAACTGAAGTCATTGGCGCATTCGACGGGTTGGAAGATATCGACAAGCTTGGCGATACGGCTCCAAAGGTTGCTGACCGTTTGCTCACCTCTTTTCCTGAGCAAGGCCTTGAGGCGGGAAAAGGCCTTCTCGATCGGATTGAAGTCCGGGCTATAGGGCGGAAGGAAGCGCAGTTTCGCGCCTGCCGCTTCGATCCGCTCCCGGACTGCCGGACGTTTGTGGCTCGGTAGATTATCCATTATGACGACGTCACCGCGCCGCAGTTCGGGCACGAGAACCTGAGCCGCGTATGCCTTGAACCAATCGCCGTTGATGGGACCATCCAGTACCAATGGCGCGACCATACCGGTCATGCGCAAAGCGGCGACCAGGGTGGTGGTCTTGCGATGTCCGTGAGGAAAACCCATCCGTAATCGCTCGCCCTTAGCGCA